AATATCAGATGGGGAATATAGGACAACCTGGTAGAGTAACTACTCCCGGTACACCTGCGGCGGCACCTGCTCCTGCGGCGGCACCTACTAAGGCTGCGCCAAAGAAGGCGGCAAAAAAAGATCCTGCTGTACAGGCACGCCAACAAGAATTAATTAAAGCCGGTGCTAAGATTAAAGCAGACGGTATTATGGGTCCTCAAACACAGGCGGCTGAAAAACAGTTTGGTGCGCAAATTGATGCTCAAAAAGCAACCGCACAACAACAAAGTGGTGGTCCTACAACTGTTACTAATCCTGCGCAGGCAAATCAAGCCGCTGCAACACCTGCTCCGTCAGCAGAACCTGCTCCGGCAGCAGAACCTGCTCCGGTAGCAACTACACCGCCACCACAGGCAAACGCATTAGGAGTTCAGGCACAGGCAGGCGGAGCCTTTGGTCAACCAGCCCCACAACAAGACAACCCAAATCCGCCAAATGGTGCGGCGGCGGCAATGGCGTCTCAATCAGCACCAGCGGCTGAACCGGCACCTGCGGCAGCACCTGCAAACACTGTTGCTCCCACTAACGTAGGTGGTTATGCTCAGTCAGCCACGGCTGCTGACGGACAACCAACTGCTCCAGTTCCTGGAGTTAGTACAGACACAGGTTTAAGCACTGAGCCAGGAAAAGTTAAAACCGGAACGGGCGGAACTACTAACATTACTACTGCTTCTCAAGACGAATATGCCTGGAGAGCTAAACAAGGTCCTATGGCTAATATGAGCGCATATCCGGGGCCTGGAAAGTGGGACCCAAGTACTGGTCGTACAAAACGTGAAAGTATTGAGTATCACGAAAAAGACAATGCGTTACTTCAACAGATGTTACGTATTGCTGGTTTAAGATGAAAGAAGTTTTAGACACTTTTATAGAATGTCTAGCCCGTTTAGGCTGTGGTCTTGGCGGGCTATTTTATGAAGGAAAGGACATACCCTAGGACCGTTTGGGGTTATGTGTCCGGCTGCTGGGCTACTAACTGGATTCGCTACCCTTGTTAGTTAAAGTGAGCACTGATAAATACTAGATAAGAATTTGGGGATTCAAAATGGATATAAGAGCAATTTTAAACAAACTAGACGAAGTAGTACTTGCTGAAGCAATATCATTAGACGATGTTGAAGCGGCTGTAAAAGGCAAAGAAAATGATGAGCAAGCTCGTGCTGAAATACTTAACGATCTAGCATGGAAACACAAACTTCCTGGATTATACGATCCTATTAGCGGAGGCTTTGTTGGAAAACAGAGCGTAAATCAAGGAATGGGCGGTCCTGGACGAATCAGCATAGCAGCCACTGGTAGCGAAAGATCCGATCGTGCTCTAGCAGGTCTAGGTTTAATCCCCGATAATGCTAAAACTTCTACAGCACTAGGACGAGCTTTTAGAGGCGACGATACAGGCCAATACGACAAAGATCTTAGAACTCAAAGCCAAGGTGTTGTATCCAAACAAAAGTACGAAAAATTTAAAACAGAAAATCTCCCCAAACTTAAAGATCTAGGGTCACAATTAAAAGCCGCTGTAGAAAAAATGAAAACTGCTGGTCCTAGTGACTCTGCCGCTTCAGGCAGTGGAACATTTTTTGGTTTAAACCCAGATAAATTTAAATTTAAAACTGAATCAAATATTTTTGAATCATTAATCAACGAATTCCAAGACGAAATTATTGATCAAGATGTTGAAGAAAGAGTAACTATCAATCCAGACGGCACAACCAGTGACAAAGGATTTGGTGGTGCGCAAAATAGCAATACCGAACTTAAAAAAATTATTGATGAAATTAATTCTATAGTTTTAAAATTTGACAGCATGGCTGATCAAGTAAAACAAGATCCTGAAACACAAAAAGAAATTGAAGCAGTTAAAGCAGAAATTGTAGCCGCAATCAAAGCAGTAGAAGAGAAAAACAAAGCCGATGAGAAGGCCAAAGCCGATGCGTTGTCTAAAACCGATACTACCACTTTAAACCCTGCTAAACCAGGAAATCAAGATCCAACAAAAGGCAAAGTTGACTACAGTTTAACTAAGCCTGAACCTGAGAAAAAGTTTCCAGCAGATTACAACAAAGACGGAACTGCTAAATCCAAAGAAGAAAGATTGGCCAGAGTAAAAGAATTACTAGCCAAAGCCAAAGCACCTGCAAGTAGCGCACCAGCAACTGCTCCTAAAACTGAAAGTATGAGTGAGTTAATGGCTCGTGTACGACGTATTGCCGAAGGTTCAAACTTATCTGAAGCATTAACTGCCGCAGAATATAAAGAATTACAGACCTATGCCGCTGGATTGAAAACAGATTTTGCAGACGATCCTGAAATTCAAGCATTAGCTCAACAAGCATTGGACCTTCCAGCACAATTTAGTTCTGATACTAAAACAAATACAGATGCTAATACAGATAATAAGACAGATAATAAAACAGATAATAAGACAGATAATAAGACAGATCCTACAACAACTACAGGCGGCGGTGATGTTAAAAAAGTTCAAGAGTTATTACTAGGTTTAGGTTTTAAATTACCTAGATTTGGCGCAGACGGTAAGATGGGAACCGAGACAGCAGACGCAATTAAACAGTTTGAAAAGATGGCTGGTATGCCCGAAACTGGCAAAATTACTCCGGACTTAATCAAAGCATTAGAAAACGGCAAAGCAATTTTGGCTAAGAATCAATTGGTACAGGCATTAACTGTTGTAGAAAGAATCATGGGCAAATATAAAATTGCTGAAAGTATTGACGAGCTATCTATTAAAGACCTTAAAAAACTTGTCCTTGAAAACATTAATGATTTTACTCCCAGTGAACAAATATCTATACTTCAACTAACATTGCTATCTGAAGATGAAATTTTAAGTGAGGCTGGCCCACTTGATCCAGGACCACCGTTGCCTGGAGTTATTAGAGTAGGTGGCAAAACTTGGGAAAAAGTTCCAGGTGTACCTGATCAATATTTTAATCGTGCTAACCCTTCAGAAAAACTTTCTTCGTTTGACATTGAGAAGATGAGAAAGGGTCTACCAGTTCCGGGACCAGGACCTACACCAGGACCAGGACCTACACCAGGACCAGGACCTACACCAGGACCAGGACCTGATAAGCCTTCTGCTTGGCAGAGACTTAAAGGATTTGGTAAAAAAGTTCTAGGCAAAGTTACAAAACGAGGTGCTTTTGTTGCCCTTGGAATAGCAGGCGGTGTGGCTGCTCTATATAATTGGTTAAAGAGTCCCGATGCCCAAATGGATCCAGCGGACAAAGCAGAATTATTGAAAAATCTAGAAATCATACAGAAATATGCTAAAGATGAAAAAGCAGTTCAAACTTTACCGGATGACATTAAAACTAGATTAAGCAATGTTCTAAAAAAAGCAGATAAACTAGCCAATATGAAAACTGCGGCGGCGCCGGCGGCAGAACTTGGTGGCAATACTACTTCTACACCTGCCGCATAATTTATATCAAAATAAAAAGGCCCTTCGGGGCCTTTTTTTATCTTTTGAAAAAATAATCATTGACTTCTGTTGAGCATACATATATAATTAATTTTATTATTAGGAGAATCGCATGAGCGACAGAACTTACGGACCAGAAGAAAAAGCCAAACTTGAGAGATTAATTAACGAAGGTGTTCAAATTCAATACGAAATTGAAAGCCTCAATGAAGGTTTAAAAGAAACAGTAAAGGCAGTTGCTGAAGAACTGAATGTTAAACCCTCTTTAATTACCAAAGCAATTAAAATTGCTCACAAGGGTAATTGGAATGATGTATATTCAGAGTTTGATGACTTAGAGACTATCATTGTTACAGTTGGTAAGGATAAATGATCAATGATTTGTTTCGTCCGACAATAGAATGGATCAAAGAAGATTATGCTAGTCATCCTTTTCGTTTTATTGTCGAGCTTTTTGCTTGGGCTATTAGTATTGGCTGTAGCATCACAATGGCCCTTACAGTCCCTACGCCACCTTTGTTGGTTTTGTATCCTATTTGGATCGCTGGTTGTGCTATGTACGGCTGGGCTGCATGGACTCGTAAAAGTTTCGGCATGCTGGCTAACTATCTCTTGCTAGTCACTATTGACTCACTGGGACTGGTTAGAATGCTAATTAATTAATATACAGTAAGGTTTGCGGGCCATAAGCCGCACGTTTGGTGTTTGCGAGCCGTAAATCGCATAAGGAGAAAAATGAGTTACGTTGACGCTCTCTTTGATAGAGAGAATGATATCATCAAAGTCGTTGAAAGAAACGACCAAGGCGAACGGGTATATAAAGAACATCCTGTACGCTATACGTTTTACTATCCAGATCCCCGTGGCAAATTTCAAAGTATATTTGGAGATCCACTTACTCGAGTAGTCTGTAAGAACAGTAAGGACTTTCGTAAAGAGTTGGCTATTAACAATGGCAAGGAACTTTACGAATCAGATATTAATCCTATCTTTGTTCATCTCAGTGAAAACTATCTTAATCAAGACGCACCTAAATTAAACATCTGCTTCTTCGACATTGAGGTAGACTTTGATCCAGAAAGAGGTTACTCTACACCTGAAGATGCGTTTATGCCAATCACTGCTATTTCAGTACATCTGAAATGGTTAGATAGACTTATTACTTTGGCATTGGCTCCCAAGACTATGACTACTGCGCAGGCCACTGAAGCAGTTAAAGAATTTCCAAACACTTACATATTTGACAACGAGTCCGATATGCTAGAAACATTTCTGGAACTTATCGATGACGCAGATATTTTAAGTGGCTGGAACTCAGAAGGTTATGATATTCCTTATACTGTAAACCGTATAACACAGGTATTGAGTAAAGAAGATACTAAACGGTTTTGTCTTTGGGGACAATTTCCTAAAAAGAGAGAATACGAAAAGTACGGCAAGACTGCTCAAACATATGACCTAATTGGTCGAGTACACTTAGACAGCCTTGAACTTTATCGTAAGTTTACCTATGAAGAACGTCATACATATCGATTAGATGCTATCGGTGAAACAGAGATTGGCGAAACTAAAACTGTCTACGAAGGCACCCTAGACCAATTATATAACAAAGACTTTAAAAAGTTTATTGAATATAATAGACAAGACGTTGCGTTGTTAAACAAATTAGACGATAAACTAAAGTTTATTGATCTTGCTAATAAAATCGCACACGAAAATACTGTATTGTTACAGACTACAATGGGTGCTGTGGCTGTTACAGAACAGGCTATTATTAATGAAGCACATCGTAGAGGCTTCCAAGTTCCTAATCGTCCTAAACGAGACGACAGCGAAGACACTCAAGCCGCTGGTGCGTATGTTGCCTATCCCAAAGAAGGTATTCAAGACTGGATTGGTTCTCTAGACATTAACTCACTGTATCCAAGTGCTATTCGTGCGCTGAACATGGGCCCAGAGACAATCATTGGACAACTGCGACCAGTATACACACAAGCATACATCCATGAACAAATGAATCTAAAAAAGAAATCATTTGCCGCAAGTTGGGAAGGTAAGTTTGGTTCTGAAGAATATGAAGCAGTAATGGCTCAACGTCGTGACACAGAAATCACCATTGACTGGGAAGATGGTGAAAATACTGTACACAGTGCCGCTGAAGTTCATAAACTAATTTTTGACAGTAATCAACCTTGGATGATTTCAGCCAATGGTACTATCTTTACTTACGAGAAAGAAGGTATCATTCCTGGACTGTTAAAACGTTGGTATGCTGAACGTAAAGAGATGCAGGCCAAACTAAAGGAGTGTATTACCAGTGGAAACAAAATTGAAGAAGAATACTGGGACAAGCGACAGTTGGTTAAAAAGATTAACTTAAACAGTTTGTACGGTGCTATTTTGAATCCTGGCTGTAGATTCTTTGATAAACGTATTGGACAATCAACTACACTAGTTGGTCGTCAAATTGCCAAACACATGGCTGGCAAGGTAAATGAAATTATCACAGGTGAATACAACCACGTAGGTAAAGCAGTAATCTACGGTGACACTGACTCTTGCTACTTCTCAGCATACACTACATTAAAGAAAGACATCGAGTCTGGTGCTATTCCTTGGACTAAAGAAAACATTACCGCATTGTATGATCAAATTGCTGATGAAGTAAATGGTACTTTTATAAAGTTTATGGAACAGGCGTTTCATTGTCCGCCAAGTCGTGGTGAAGTTATTAAAGCAGGTCGTGAGATTGTTGGATCTAAAGGCTTGTTTATTACTAAAAAGCGATATGCTGTGCTAGTCTATGACAAAGAAGGCAAGCGAGCCGACATAGACGGAAAGCCTGGAAAAATCAAAGCCATGGGTCTTGATCTGAAAAGATCTGATACTCCGGCATTTATTCAAGACTTCCTAAGTGACATTCTTGAACTTGTGCTAACAGGAGCAACAGAACAGCAGGTCTTAGACTTTATTACTGCGTTTAGAACCGAATTTAAATCTCGTCCAGGATGGGAGAAAGGAAGTCCCAAACGTGCCAACAACATTACCGAGTATCAAGGTAAAGAAGAAAAGGCCGGTAAGACTAACATGCCAGGTCATGTCAGAGCTAGTATCAATTGGAATACTCTTCGACGCATGAACGGTGACAAATATTCAATGCAGATTGTCGATGGACAAAAAGTCATTGTATGTAAACTTAAAAATAATCCTTTAGGTTATACTTCGGTGGCTTACCCCGTAGACGAACTGCGTTTACCCAAATGGTTTATGGAATTGCCATTTGATGATGCCGAAATGGAAAGTACCATTATCGACAATAAATTAGAAAACTTAATAGGTGTTCTAGGTTGGGATATTAAATCAACTGAAGAAAAGAATACTTTTAATAAGTTATTCGAGTTTTAATAGGTTGACTTTGACCAAAAACCTAAATATAATCAATCTTAAGGAGAACTATAATGATTAAAGACATTCTAACAGATATCGTAGCACATACACATAGCCTAGGCTTCTTGCCGTTGGTTAAAATTACTGGTGACGCAAATTCAACACAGATCGAATCTATGGCAGAAGATCGCTCTGTAATTGTTACTGCTCAAGCACACAAGGCTGTGGCAGAATTTGATGGCACGTTTGGTATGCCTAATTTGGACAAGTTAAATCTTCACTTGAAGAATCCAGAGTACAAAGAAAATGCCAAGGTTGATGTAGTTAAGGCCGAGCGTAATGGCAATACTGTGCCGACTGGTTTACATTTTGTAAATGCCGCTGGCGATTTTCAAAACGATTATCGCTTTATGAGCAGTGAAATTATCAGCGAAAAACTAAAGTCAGTGAAGTTTAAAGGTGCTTCATGGGAAGTTGAATTTAAACCAACAGTGGCCGCTATTCAAAGACTTAAACTACAGAGTGCCGCACACAGCGAAGAAACTGTATTCCAAGTTCGTACAGAAGATAACAACCTAGTATTCTTTTTTGGTGATGCTAGTACACACGCAGGTTCATTTGTATTCCAACACGATGTTGGTGGTAAACTAAAACATACATGGGCTTGGCCAGTTAGTCAAGTACAGAGCATCTTAGGACTTGACGGTGAAATTACTATGAAGATCGCAGACGCAGGTGCTATGCAGATCACTGTTGACAGCGGTGTTGCTGTATACGATTATATCTTACCAGCACAGAGTAAGTAATGGGTAATTTATTACTGATAGTATCGGCTATGGTTTTTATACCATGGCTGATATTAAAAATACTTCGTTTAGAAAAATGGATACCATTGCCAATGGCACAGATTGCCTTTGGCATTTGTTTTGGTCCTAGTGCGTTTGGCTCTAACTGGCCTGAATTATGGAGTATTATTTTCAATGACCCTATTAAAATGGGTCTAGACAGTATTCGAATTATAGCCATTACTGTATTTGCTTTCATTGCCGGCATCGAACTAAAACCAAAAGAGTTAATAGAACGAGAAGGTAATAAAATTTGGTCGCAGGCATTTCAGGTTATTTTAATACCTATTTTATTAGCCGCCACTGCCTTTATTGTATTTTTTGATAATAGTGTATGGCACGGCCCAGACGTTCCATTCTGGACATTTGCCTGGGCAATGGGTGTAGCAACCTGTATTACTGCTCTGCCAATGTTGGTAATTGCCTGTAAGAGTCTTGGAATATGGGGCACACATACTGGTCAAAAACTTCTAGGACTTGTAGCGTTTGATGATTTAATTTTGTGGCTCACTGCTTCTATTATTGTTAGTTTAGGTCAAAGCCTTATACACTCATCAATTTTCTTTGCAGGATTAATAGTTCTTTACTATGCTTGGCCAAAAATATTATCGTTAGTTAAAGAAAGTTCCTATCCAACTCTTACTGTTACCATGGTGTTAGCAATGGCCAGTTTTAGTCATTGGGCTGGATTACATTATGTGTTAGGAGCATTCTTAGCAGGTATGATTACTCCAAGATATGCTGTTAAATGGAATGAAGGCATGGAACATCAGCAAATGGTTTGGCTTATGCCTGTATTCTTTATATGGACTGGCCTTAAAACCACGTGGACTGTAGATTTATCTGTGGTGTTGTCTGCGGCAATTGGTATGTTCATTATTTCTTTAATTACAAAATTTATCGGAGTTTGGTTAGCCTATAGAGCTCAAGGTCTACGCACAGTCTGTTTCAAAACAGCACTGTTACAAAACAAAGGTTTAATGGAAATACTTTTGGTTGGTATGCTATTGACTGCGGGTGTTATTAGTGCTAATATGTTTGCGGCTGTGGTAATTATGAGTTTAATCAGTACTATCTGTGCTGTTCCTTTAGCAAGACTATTCTTTGACAAAAAATAAAAATGATAAAATTACTAAAACAAATACTTTTTGGTGATACTAAGTTTGATAGTCTTATTGAAGGTGTTTACGCACATCAGTATCAAGATCCTCAAATTAAAAAAGAAATTAAAGAGCAGTATGCTAAAAGATGGGAGCCAATAATTAACCCGTTTACTAAACCAGAATTGTATGATCCATTAAATCCGCCAAAAGGTTGGATATACGATCCCTATTACGAAACTTGGATTGAATTGAATGAATAAAAATTTAACAGCCGCACAGAACGACTACGCTATCTTTTTACCGGCACTTAGCGGGTTTTATGCCACCTATGTAGGAAAACAACGTTTTCCAGATCCCGTCAAAGGACTGTATGTGGATCCTGCTAGAGTACCTAGTAACTTTACTAATGGTGTAGAAAGTCTTAACTGGTTAAATCCGCAACAGGGACAGTTTCAATATCACTGGAGCCTATACTCTGCCGGACACGCAGATTTAGATACTAATAAATTTTCTCCTAAAGAAGATATGGTGCGTAATCGTAATCGTGCTGACAGTTGGCTGTTAGGTGATAGTGGCGGTTTCCAAATTGGTAAAGGTGTCTGGGAAGGTGATTGGAAAAATCCTAACTGTCCTAAAGCACAAAAGAAACGTGAGCAGGTTCTTAAGTGGATGGACGCTTACATGGACTATGGAATGATTCTTGATATTCCGGCCTGGGTCTGCCGTAGTCCTCGTGGCAGAGAAGCCACTGGTATTAACAGTTATATGGAAGCCGTTCAAGGTACTTACATTAACAACGATTGGTTTATCAACAACAGAACTGGTTCTTGTAAGTTTCTTAATGTTCTACAAGGCGAGAATCATGCCGAGGCAGATGATTGGTATGATCGTATGAAAAAATACTGCGATCCAAAACAATATCCCGGACGTCATTTTAATGGCTGGGCTATGGGTGGACAGAATATGTGTGATGTTCATTTGGTATTGCGTAGACTAGTAGCGTTAAGATTTGATGGACTGTTAGAACCCGGTGTACATGACTGGATGCACTTTCTTGGTACTAGTAAATTAGAGTGGGCCACGTTACTCACTGACATCCAACGTGCTGTTAGAAAATATCATAATCCTAATTTTACTATTAGTTTTGACTGTGCTAGTCCATTCCTAGCAACTGCCAATGGACAAATTTATATTCAAACAGAAATTGAAGATCGCACCAAGTGGGTGTATCGAATGGTTCCTAGTATAGATGATAAAAAATATTATCAAGACAATCGTCCGTTTGGAGCAGTTGGTGTTCAAGATGGACGATTCAAAGGTTTTGAAGATAGTCCAATCAGCGCAGAATTAAAAGTATCTGATGTCTGTATATATGGTCCAAACGATATGAACAAGATTGGAAAAATTGGTAAAACCAGTTGGGACAGTTTTAGTTATGCTATTCAAATGGGACATAATGTTTGGATGCATATTAATGCTGTTCAAGAAGCCAATCGACAATATGATGCTGGAATTGTTCCTGCTATGTTGGTTCAAGAAAAATTTGATAGACTGTTTTTCAAAGACATAGTTGAGGCTATTTTTGCTACCAGCGACAGAGCAGAAGCAGAAGCCATAATAACTGAATACAGTAAATTTTGGATTAGTATTATTGGAACTCGCGGTGCTACTGGTAAGAAAACAATCAATGCCAGCACTAACTTTGCCAAATTCTTTGACGAAACAGAAGAAGAGACTGTACAATTAGAACACGGTGAAGAATTTACCGATGAAGAGGCTCAAAATTTAGATAAACTTGAAGAAGGCATGGAATGAAAACTCGAATCCTATTAGTAACAATTTTGCTATGTGCTCTGTTTGTTTCATATCAAGCATGGTCTAAACCTAAATATGTTGTAGCCTTAGAATTTCGAGAAACTGGAAATTTAATGAAAATGAGCGACGATAGTTTTTCAACCTATAACGAATGTATTGTATCGGCCGATTATCGGTTGTGGACAATGGTTGGAAAAGAATCAGGTAGCACCTTCCTTTGTACAAAATCAAAAACCAAGTACTAAAATGATAAGAGATTATCAAGGCGGTTCTCAAGATAAAATTATTTTCTTCGTTGGAGAAGAAATAGAACACACGCCCGCTTACGGATTAAAAACACTGTTTGTAACTGGTGTACAATCATATACTGAAATTAAACAGCACTACGCCAACGAACTTTGTAAACATATTTTCTTTGGCGCTAATCACAGTTTTAACCCGCAAAATTATGAAGAACACAAATCTTGGGAAAATATGATTTTCCCTTTGTTAGAAGAAGGAATTCTTTGTAGTTTAGATATTCCAATTAATCAAGTTGAAGAATTTCATGAAAGCGGTTACTGCGAATACAATAACTTTATTCCGCAAATTCGTGTTCCAATTCCTTACATAAAACTTTGGAATTATAATACAATGCTTAAAATCGATGACAAAGATTTTAAGGCAACTAATCCCGGTGTGTGGTCCCACAGTCTACACACACTAATGGATCGTAGTAAGTTCACAGACTGGTCACAATATATCAACGATAAAATTATCAAATGATCATTAAACAAGATGTTCGCCCTAACAAAATGATCTGGGTTACTTTCCGCAAAGAAGGAATTCACAAATATCCTGCGGCCCTAGAAGATCCAAAATTAAAAACAGGAGATGAATATGATGTATCGTTTCTTGGTTATCCTCATCGCCACATCTTTCATTTCAGGGTGTGGATCAATGTGCAACACAATGACAGGGACATCGAGTTCATCCAGTTCAAACGATGGCTCGAGTCGCTGTATAATGGTCAAGGTTCCGTTTTGAGCCTTGACTACAAGAGTTGCGAAATGATGTCAGACGATTTATATGACATTATTAGCAAGAAGTATCCTAACCGTGAGGTTTGGATTGAGGTCTCCGAAGATGGAGAAAATGGTTCGTTCATCAAATATTAATTAAAGGAAATAAAAAGATGAAACAAGAAGTCGTTAGGATTTTTGATGATCTCGACGCCCTGTTGGATTTCTGCAGGTTTGAAATGTTGCCGTATAATCCGGCAGATTTGTATAACCGCCAAAGTAAAATTTGGCAGGCCTACGAGGCAAGTAAGCGTCCAAGAAGGTTTGAACGCAAAGAGTGGAAGCCGAGAGGCCAAAATAACTACAGGAATAATCGTCAATGACGATCTACCTTGTAGATCTTGAGTCGGTAGAAACACGCTACACTTCACAGTGGAAGACACATCTACCGACTCTGTTACGAAAGAGAGGGCATGATGTTCAAACTATCTCTGGTCCTACGGACATTCCTAGCGCCACTACTCCTGGCGCCTTTCTTAATTTTGGTGGGACTAATATATATAAGTCAAGCCAAGTTGAGCAAATGGGCCGTTTATTTTGCTCCGGATCAGTGGCTCCTAATGATCACTTCATCTTTACTGATGCTTGGCATCCTGGCATTATAAATTTAAAGTACATGAGTGAACTGTTACAGATTCCTGTAAAGATTCACGCATTATGGCACGCCGGATCATACGATCCTCAAGACTTTCTAGGACGTCTTATTGGCGATGCTCCTTGGGTTAGACACGCTGAGAAATCATTCTTTCATGCCATTGACTATAACTATTTTGCTACAGACTTTCATATTGAAATGTTTATGCGAAATCTGTTAAATGATGGCTTGACAGAAAATCCTTGGATTGAAGAAGATATCTTCGATGCTCTTCAAGGAAAAATTTCAAAAATTATTCGATCGGGTTGGCCAATGGAGTATATGGATAATACTCTTACAGCATATAAGGGTATGACAAAACGTAACCTTATATTATTTCCACATCGTATTGCTCCTGAGAAACAAGTTGAAATTTTTCGTGATTTAAAAGAACACTTACCACAATATGAATTTGTTGTGTGTCAGGATCAACAACTGACAAAAAACGAATATCATAATTTACTAGGTGAGGCAAAGTTAGTGTTTAGTGCTAACTTACAAGAAACATTAGGCATCTCTTGTTATGAGGGTGCTGTTGTAGATGCTATTCCTATGGTTCCAGATCGATTAAGTTATA